TTGTCTCGAACGAATAAAGTGCGTACCGTAAGGCATCTGCCATGTGACAGGCATAGTTATGTTTAGGTTTTTCTCTTAGTAAATTAGGATTTGGATCCCACTGATATTGGTCTAAGCTTATCAAAGACTCTTCGCATCTTTGATGAACTGTTAATCTGTCATTGTCGATAATACCGCCCACATGTCCAATACCGTCTAGCACTGATTTTTTGGCATTGATAGTAGTAATATCGTAATTTTGTGCAAAGTCAAATCTTGTTTGTTGAGCTGCTGAGTCAATGTAAATATAATCTATTCCCCACTTATCAACTAGTTTACCTATTTCTATAGCGTGTTGTTCAGTTGTTCTTTCAGAATCAAAGTATTCATCTAAGAGATAATATCTTTCTGCGTCCCAGTCATATGCCATAACACAGAAAGCTGTGGGGTCTCTATAACCTACGTCCATTCCTGCAAATACATCCATTCCACTTAGATCCATTTCTGCTAAGTCTGCAACACATTCTTCATGATTAAATGCCCATACTTGTCCTTCAAATACATTAAAGTCTGCCATGTATTCCTGATTAAATTCAGATTCAGACATAGTTTTCTTTGCTTCTTGAATATCTTGTTCGGAAATTCTAGGATTTTCATGGTAGGTAGCTTTGATAGAGAACCATTCTGGAAACTCATCTGAGAATCCTCTATGCCAGAACTCTGCAAACCAATTATTTCTGCCCCTTGGAGTAGATATAAAGATTGCTTTTGAGTTTTCTTTATCTAGTGTGGGCCTGAGCGCAACATTGAAAGCATCCCTCCCGTCAACGAGAGCGGCCTCGTCGAATATGATGAGATCGTAAGATCTACCCACGACCGAGTCCACTTGGTTAACAGAACCCATACGGATTGTAGAACCATTTGTAAGTTCAATAACTTTATCTTTTGCATTGTCTCTAGTGACCTCCAAGTCAAAGTGCTTAATCAAACTTCTTTGTAATTCAAAAGAAATTTGGGATAGTGAGTAGTTGGGTGACATAAGTAACACATTAGCTCCTGGAACTAAAGTTATTAATTGTCCTATAATATTTGCAATATAAGTTTTGCCCTGCCTCCTAGAAACGGCGGCAGTAACGAAACGATATTTTGGGTTGTTGATTGCATTTATGATGGCGTGTTGAGAAGTATTAGGAGTTATTCCTAACAAATCCATATAGCCGTCGATTGGTAGTTTGATGAAACGACGTTCATCGAATTTCATCAGACTATCTGATACGATATCAGTTCTGCTTACTTGTATCAATGTAATATCTCGTCGTCAAATAAATTTTCTTCATCATCTTCTAGTAGTCCTAGAACGAGAGCCTTGTTGTATAAGTATACATAAGCAGCGGAAAGATTCTTTAGATTTTCTTCTGCAGGACTTAAACTTCTAGTCTTCTCTGTATTCATTAGTTGTTTCATGAATTTAGTACCATGTACTATTCCTTCATCTAGCCAGAGTTTTTGTCCACTTACCATTATCTTTTCTTTCCTTTGTGTAGCCCGTGAGAGGCATGTTGTTTTCCTTTTTTAGTAGCTGCTCTCTTTTTTCTATTAGCAGCTGCAAGTTTTTTCTTACCTGCTTTAGTGGATTTTAATTTAGCAATAGTTTTAGAAGGTGCATAGACTTCTCCAGTCTTAGATGACTTCTTACCACTTGCTGTTCTCCACTTTTGTTTTGTCCACTTTTTTAGGGACTTTTGAGATTTCTTTAAAGCCATTATTCAAAGTTCCAGAATACCATAGAGTATCTAGTACCTTTTGTTACTTTTTTTACTCCATGCTTTGGACGAGGTCTAGCTCCAGCAACACCAGATTGTGGCATTTGAATAACCGATCCTACTTTTTGCTGTATCTCTCTACCGTTTATAGTAAACTCTCCACCTTCATAGTCATCGTTTAGTGGTATTATCATTAGATCTTTTGCAACTTTATTAGTATTTGGTTCCCAGTAATTACTTTGACACATCCATTGACTATCTCTGTGTTCTGCGACAAAATCTCCTTCTTCATACTTCATAACTTTACATCTATAAACAGGAAGTCCTTCCCATTCTTTGATATAGTCAGTTGCAGATTGAGATACTTTTCTTACTTTATAGCCTTCTGGGTCAATTTCAGTATTAGCATCTAGCTGTTCTTTAGTAAAAGTTTTTTCTGGTATAGAGAGATCATTAATTATTTTATCTCTTTCCCAAGTGTGAAAACTATTTATTATCTTCTGACATTCTTCTTTTGATAAAACATTATCTTTAGTTTTTATCTTTAAATTGTTTTTCTTTTGTCCAAGTACTACGTCAGTTACTTGTTCTCCAAACACTAGATTGCTCATTCTCATTTGTTTCTCCAATAATTATCTATCCAGCCTTTGCCCCAATAAAGTAATCCTAACCAAACTGAAAATAGTATACCATCAATATATGATAGGTTATCCCATGCGCTCACTGGATCCATTACTTTCTGTAGCCTCCTCCAGCCTTCTTATAAGCTGAAGCTAACATTTGGGCTTTTCTGGCAGACCATTGTCCTGGTGCTCCACCTTTCCCACCAGCTTTTATTCTGTTAAAAAGATTTTTACGCATAGTGGGTTTAGTGTAGTTTCCTGCTGAATTTACTGTTGACTTTTTCTTTTTAGTCGTAGTTTTTCTAGGCATTACTTCTTTTTCTTTATAGCCATTTGAAGTGCTTTAGGCAACTTCTTCTGTGCTGCTGTTAATTTACCACCAGACTTTTTCTTTCCTGGTTTCTTCATAGGCTTTTTCTTTTTAGGGCGTCCTACTGCTGACCCATATGTTCCTTTTCCTTTCGGCATTATAGTCTCCTTACCATTTAACTTTGTCGGCCCAATATGCGGCGGACATTTTACCACGCGCTATGTTCTTTGCGTGTCTTGCTTTAAAACTTTTTCTTTTTGCTTTCATTCTAGCAGATTCTCCAGCTTTTGGTTTGCCTGCTGTACTTGCTCCTTTCTGTCCGAATCGAATAGTCTTGATTTGACTTCCAACTTTAGCTACAACTATATGTGACTTAGTTTTGTGTCCAGGTGTTCTTTTAGGTTTATTAAAACCACTAACTCCAGCCCTTTTTAACCTGGGGTCTTTAGTTGCCATTAGTCTACGAATACTGGTGTACCAAATACAGTAGCTACTGCGGCAAAGATTTGATCGCTTGTTTCTTTATACAATATTTCACTACCATAGGCAGCAACTTTAATAGTTCCTAAAGTAACGTCTGCTGAGTTTGCTATTGTCACGACTTGAACTGTAGCGGTATTGTTGAAAATCCTAACGTAATTAGAATTTAAAAATGTGGAGGCTGCCCCTACGGAAGTACCGCAAGCTGCTTCTGCTCCTAATAGTCTCATTTTCATGATTTTATCCTCTGTTTAACAATTTATCTAATTGTTTTTCTCGAAAGTTACATTTTTTCATAGTTGTGTAATCTTTCAACTTGTGTAATTTCTCTAGTCTTGCCCTATGTTGCATAATCAATATTGCTACAGATCTCTCAATCTTCTGCATTTGACTTGGTAACTCGAACTTTTCGTACAAATCCATAGGCCTCCTTAAAGGTGAAAACAAGCCCCTCTACGGGGCTCATTGTGATAGTTTACTTGTCCTTCGCACGGCCTACGTTTAACGCACACCAATCGATAACTTTGTAAATCTTTTTTAACCAACCGTCATCTACTGGTGTAGGTGTTAAGGCAGCAATTAACGATGCTCCCAATACGATTGTTGGAATTACTGATAAAAATTTAGTAATCCACACTAGAAGATCTAACATATCTTTCCCCTATTTGTCCTTTCGGACACTTGGCTTACACCCAGACTAATTCTGTGCCTGTGAGTAAAGTCCCATTGAACCACGGTAGGCAATTTGACCTTTGTTCGTCAAATCCCATCATTCTAACTGCGGTTACGGTTGTGCCATTAGATACCATTCTGTATAACATATTGGTATCTTTCGTACAAATAAACAAGCCTCCGAAGGCTCCACTAGTATTGTTAAATTTTCTTGCTTCTGTTAAATTTTTAGTGACTACGGTATTTACATATGAGTTTTCCCCATATATAGCGTTGCCATTGATTCCTGCATATGTACCTTCGCCAATCCAGGCGAACGATTCATTGCTGGCATCTACTGTTATTGTGGATTCATTGCAGTACATTATGAAACTAGAGGTAGGAGTTCCCGATAAATCAGGAAATCTCTGTTTTATTGTAGTTTCTGATACAAAATGTACGCCATGCCCTAAAGAGGCGGCGTAGTGAGCTTTTGCTTCTGCCATTGTTCTATTCATTGTTATTTATATTGACCTTGTAGACTTCCTTTGCAGCTTTTCTTTCTGCACTTATTATTTTATCTTTTATATCTACTTTGCCGTCCCCATTTAGGTCTTTGCCAGTAAGTATATTCCATAATTTTTTAATCATATTAACCATATAAATATAGAAGTAAGTAATACTCCTTCTCCAAAAGATATCCACATCATTGTATAGTCATCTAGCCCAAGTTTCTCTTGCCAGCCTACTATCCAGTCTCTGTGCCATCCCATAATAATTTGTAATTTTTCCATAATAATATCCCAAAAGGGGAAGAGTCGGGACCTATGAGTTATTTCCGTGTCATGAAATTTATTCATGCATTTACGCTTAGTATTAGGTCACCTACTCTTCAAAAACTCTGAGAATCACCTCCAGTTTAAGTCCATTTACCGAGTGGACACTCAGCCCATCTAATTTTAGTTTTGAGGGGCATAAAACATTTACACACTTTGCAGTTTCTCCAGCGTTTTTCATATTCTGGACATCTCTCGCAGATTTTTATTCTTTCTGCGTGAGGAAGCTTTTTCTTCACTTCAAAGTTTTGGGTAAAAAATTCTTTCTTTGTCTTTGCAAGTTCTTTTTGCGGGCTAGTAATCTTTTGATTCTACTTGCCATTGCAGGTACTTCTTCTGTTACGACTTCTCCTGTATTATCTTCAAAGCTTTCGACTGCTTTAGCCAAAGCTTCTTCCATCTTGCTTGTTTTATTCTTCGCCATTGACATGTTCCATTGCTAGTTCTTCAGTAGCAAACATAAGTAAGACTCCTTTGGAATCTCTAAGTTTCCAAACTCCTCTTACACAATTTAATTCCCATCCTTCAGGTAGTTTATTACCTTTGGCTTTAGGTGATTTTGTTAAATCTTTCTTTTCGTATTTCATTTCCATAATTATTCCTAGTGCATTGTGATCATAGTAACCACTATGCCTGATAAGGTCACAAGTAAGAAACCTGTGAAACCTATTAAGATTGTCTCGATTCTGCCTGTCTGACTATCGATTCTATTAAATCTTGTCGCACTATCATTTTCGATATCTTCAATCTTGTTAAATATTGTTTTCCAACGCTCAGCACAAAT